GATAATTGCTTGGCCTTTTTGGACGCCGCCGTCGCGTCCAGCCGCGCCTTATACTTTTTGTCCCATGTTTTGGTGAGGCTCTTTTTGGTGTTGTCGACCTCGCGCTTAAAGGCCGACTGTTCTTTGCGCACCGCCCTGAGAGTGGCGGTCGCGTTATCCTTAAGGGAGATCACGCCGGACATAACATGCATCAGCCGTCACCCCCTAAGCCCCAAAATTGCCGCCGCTCCTCCTGAGCAGTCGCCATCGATGCCGCCAAAAATGCCCTTGACAATGTGTCAAGGGACAAAATGTAATCCGGCAGGATACCGCGCTGCAGGTAATAGTGGAGGAGATACGCCTCGTCGTCATGGGCAATCAGTTTTTTGCGCTGTCCACCACGCTGATGGAGTCGCCGGTGATGCCGCTGATCTCCATAACCTGCAGCACAATTTCGGCGCGCTCGTGTTGCTCAAAGATATCCGTAACATCCATCGGATCAACGATCTGTCCTGCCTCCTGCAGCTGCTTGGCAAGCGCGTGCAGGTCAGGCTCCACGACTGCGGTATATACCGCCCGCTTATCCTGCCGCAGGGAGTCCGTATCATCGCTGTCCATGACGTCCGCGATCTCGCTGGTTGTCAGGCTGCGGACGGTGATCTCCTCGTCAATGGACGGGATGTACAGCCGCCGTTTGCGCGGGATGCGCTTGGCTTCAAGGCGCTGCGTTGCCTTAGCCACCCATGCCTCAAAATTGGTTTTGCTTTGCTTGTCTGCCATGATGCTCCTCCTTATTTGATGCGATCCAAGTTGACCATATCGGACGGCGTAAATCCGCCCGACGCCTCCATTTCTACGAGCGCGCCGCGCTCATAGGACACGACCGGCAGGTCGTTAACCCAGCAGTTACTCGTCGAGTAGCGCTCGATCTGATGCCCGACCGCGTCCGGGTCGGCGAGCTTGGTAATGATCTGCAGCCGCTTGTCGACGCCCTTGTTGATGCTCTGGCGCACCTCCTCATAACGGGAGTACACCTTGTTGAGCGTCATTGTCCACTCACCGGCCTGACCTGTCACCTTGCTGTCGACGTCAAGTCCCAGCTGGACGTCCTCGCGGTTGTAGGTCACCTTGAGCTCGACCTTTTTAGCCTCGGCGATCAGCTCGCCGTCAACCCATATCTCTGCGTATGTGCCGGTGAGCACCCGATAGCCCGGTACCTTATTGCCCATGCCTTGCACCCCCTCACATGTTGACGCGCAGAGTGAGATCCTCCATCGCGTCCACAAATTTGACCGAGCAGACCAGATATACCGTGCTGCCCGTGTTGGCCTTGGCGATGTCGATATCCTCCATCTCTGAGGTGTCGGTGCCGTGATCCTCCAGATACGCCCGCTGTGCGTCGATGTCGACCGCGACTGTGCTTTCATAAGCCGGGTCGAGCACGTTGCCCGCGAGCTGCTTATGGTAGTTGTCGATGGCGGCGACCAGCGCCTGCTTGTGGTCGTAGTTGTTAACGACCTTGCCTACATACTGCTGCGCAAACGTCGCGCTGATGTCGTCCCGGTACAGGTCGACGCCCTCGACGATCTTGATCTTGGCCATGTCCTTGCCCTTGTCCTCCGTGTAGGAGGTAAGAGAGTTGACCCCGCGCCCGATCTTATACGTGCCGTTGTCGTCTATGATCACGAGCTCGCCCTTGTCGATGCGCGCATCCGGGTCGTCCGGGACGGCTGCGGACGTGATGTCCGTCAGCTCATAGTACGTGCTGCTGCGGCTTAAGGGTAGTCCTGCCAGCACGCCTGCAATGCGCGAGCAGTACTCTGCCGCTGTGCAGGTGTCACTTGGAGCGAGGTCAGTAGCAATGCTGCCGGTCGTCAGGTTGATAATACCCTCATGATCCGCCGTTGTGTTGGCCAGCACCGCCTTATACGTCTTGTGGTCGCTGTCGCGGGCCTGTTTGATCCATGCGACCACCGGGGCTGTCTGCTCCGTTGTCAGTGACGGGATCGTCAGGTAATTCCACGTGCGGCTCTTAAGCGTTTTGAGGGCCGCCGTATAGTCCGCCGCATCATCCTTGATGCGCAGCACAAGCACCTTGCTCGGCCCGCCCGCAAGGATCAGCTTGAGGTACTCATAGTTGCGCTGCGACCAATGCTCAAAGTCCACGTCCGCGAGGGATGTGTATACCGTCTCGGCAGCACCGTCCTCGGTATTATCCTTGAGGATGCAGGCGACGATCCCGCGCGCGCTGCGCTGGATCGCGGTCTGCCCCTTGGTCGCAAATGTGATGTTAATCTCAGGTAATCCCACTCGTTACCCTCCCTTGTGGTGTGATGATATCCGCCTCCAGCGTCTCGGCCAGCGGATACTGCTCCGGTACATCGGCGCTGTCGATAAACGACAGCGTAAAGGTGCAGTGCAGTATCCGGTCGACGATCTTGTAGTCGACGCTGGGGACGGTGATCGCCCGGTCATCCCATCGGATCACCGGGCGAAGTGAATGGTCGATCGTATCGGCGAGCGCCCAATAGTCGGCGTTGTGCTCCGATGCCGTATGTACGGCCAGGTCGATGACGACGCTGTGCCGCGTATGATAGGCGCTCACGGTCTCCCGGCTCGCGGGGATCAGGCCAACATGGATGTACTCTGTGATATTAGCCTGGCTCCCATAGTCGGTCTTGGCGAGATACTCGCTTGAGACGTCCATGTCCGGCAGCGCTGTCTTGAGCGCTCGGACGAGGGCATCCTTGATCTGTGTGTATACGTTGCTCATATTGCTCCTATAAGTCGTGGGCTGCCATAAAGTCCTGCAGCCACGCGCGCAGGTAGGAGGGCATCCGCTCCTCGACCTGCGCGAGGGAGATCTCCATCATGTGCGCGCCTGGGACATATCCACCCGACGTCGTGCGGTGGCCGTAGTTGACCGGGTCGGCATACTCGACGTCGGTGTATACCTCAATGACGTACTCGCCGCCCTTACGGACGATATCGCCCACCGTCCAGCTGCCGCGCAGCTTGCCGGTGTCCTTGGGCGTAAGGTCGGAGGATAGTCGTCCCTGCAGCTCGTGCGCGATGTCGAGCACGATCCGCTCAAACTCCTTTGGCCACTCGCGCGCGGCGCGCTCAAACATCTCCGCGTACTCATCGAGGCCGTCAAATCCATAATCCGTACTGCTCATACCGTATCCTCCACGAGCGTCAGCGGGATATTATTGTGGCTCGGCTGCCGCTCCGGCTTACCCGCGACGGTTTGATAAGTCTTTCCGAGGCGGGTGACAAGTACCGTATCGCCCGCCCGGATATCCACCTCCGGGCGGACAAAGAGGAGATAGTCCGTCTTGACGTCGGAGGTTGCCTCCCCGTGCTGCAGCTTGCCGCCTGACGGGGAGGACAGAGCGCAGGGGATACCGCTCATCACGATCTCCCCGTCGAGCCCGTCCCGGATCACCGTCTCAAGGTTGGGCAGCATCCGCTTGACGGGCCGGTATACCGTACATGCGTCCCCGTAGGTGGCGGCAAGGATATCAGCCTCAGTGTTATGACTCATCATGGCTCCTCCCTCCGGGGGACACCCGGTTTACGATAGCGCCAGAGCATATCCTCATAGTCCTGCAGGTAATCCCGCGTTGCCTTGGCATTAGACGTCTTGTCCCGGTAGCTGATGGACGTATCGCCGCGCGTGACGCTCGAGACCTGCTGAGGTGTCTCAATGACGGTATCGTCCCGCAGCATGTCCTCGGCCATCTGTGCGGCCACGATCTCCAGCTCCTCCGGCAGATCGTCCCGGTTGCAGGAGGAGAGGATGCGCGTGACGGCCATCTG